AGCAGTGGTATCAACGCAGAGTACTGCTAACGATGAAGATGGAAATACATATCTCTACCGCGAGCTCATTCGCGCAGGTCTCAGAGTTGATCAGTACGCAAAAGAGCTTAAAAAGTTTGCGGATACCGGAGATCTTTACCCGATCGTTGCAGGACATGATTGCTGGACTAAAAAGTCAGTCCTTAGAGACGACGCTCAACCTCCAACTGTGGCTGAAGAATTCGCAAAACAAGACATCGTCCTCAAAAAAGCCACGATAGACAGGGTTCAAGGCGCCTCTCAGTTGCGCAGTTACTTAGCCTGGCGCGATCGTCCTAATAACAAGCCACGCTTCTATATATTTGATACCTGCCCAATCAGTTACGATTGCATCTCGCGCATGATATTTGATCCTGATCATCCTGAAGACGTCTTGAAAGTAGACGCCTCAGAGGGCGATCCAATGACTGGCGATGATCCTTACGACATGGTTCGCTACGGCTTGATGTCTAGACCTTTGATTACAGACAAGCCTCTCAATAATCCGCCCAAGTTCTCAAAGGCCTGGTACGACCAAGTGCACGAGAATGTGTGGGAAAAAGAGCGCGAAGCTCTTGAGGCCGCAGAGGGGCACGAAGGTCAGTGGCCAGCAATGCCCACTGAATGGCCGAGCGAAGACTAGGTCAAAACGCCATTTCCGACGTTATTGAATGCTCCCATGGAAGAAGAATAAAGAAGGCTCCGTCTCGGCTCCAGTCGACCGCGTAACCCGCGAGCACGACGAAGGCGCTGAATTTGATACGATGGAAGCCGCTGCTTTCGATCTGAAGGAAGCACTTAAAAAGGATGATATTCAAGCGATTGCCGCAGCTCTCGATGCAGCCATTGAATTGAAGATGTCGAAGACCCCAGACGAGGGATCTAACGAATGATTCAAAAGGTCGGGCGGTATCTAGCCGTCCCATTCGAATGGATGGATAAAAACGGAGAACTTCGAAAGAATTCGTTTTTCATTTATATTCCGGCGCTTGAAGCCAATTACTTTCAAGAAGTTCCTTTAAGAGGGGAAAACTTGTTCGGAGTTGATATGAAGCAGGTTCTAAAAGAAATGAGAGACCATGAGTAGTGTTCTTACACTCAATCAGCGGCAAGTGAATGTTGGGCTAGTGACAGCCACTTGCACTATTCCCGCAACTGTTCCCGGAGGCTTTGCTACAGGTGGTCCATTTAATTGCAAAGTTTCTTACACGGTTCCGCAAGCTCTCCCGACTGGAACGGGCGCAGGATCTGGCGCTGGACTTGGAAATGGTGCTGGAGGTGGAGGCGAGGGTTTCACCGGTGGAGATCTCGGCACAGGCCATGGCGGTGTCGGACAAGGCTTCGGAGCTGGTAACGGCTATCAACAACCTCCGACTCTCGTCACAACAAATCCACAAGGTCCCGCGGTAACTTCAGCGCTCTCTATTACTGTCGTCAATACAACTCAAAGCATTACTTATTACACATCTACCGCACCGACTGCGACTCAGGAAGCTCAGCAGTTTACGGTATCGTTTCTTCCTTCGGCTGGCGATGTGATTACAATCACGCTCAGCTCCGCAAATGCATCTGACAATACGCTTAACGGCGTCGTTTCAATCATCGCAGTCTCACAAGGAATGAATTAATGGCAACTCAAGGCGGATTTTATCAATCAGTGCAGTTCACTGGGCTTGTCGAAACTGACATCGGTGTGCCCGATGCTGGCACCTACAACGTCGACGTAAAGCTGCAAATTCCATCGCGAGTACAGAGCGGATCCGATTCTGCGGTCATTATCACAATCAAAGACGGCAGCTCGACCAAATACACGGGCACAGCTGGCGCAACGGGCGCATGGGTTCAGATCACGGGCGTTTCTGCTGGCGACATTTTGAAAGTCATTCTCTCGAGCGCGAATGCTATCGATGCCGGCCTGAATGCAGTCCAGGGAACGATCGCAGTTAGCCTGGCGCCGGGGTATTAACATGGGATTATTCGGCAAGAAGAAGAAATCCGAAGACGAAGATATGGATATGCAGCCCAAAGGCAACATGGCCATGGCTTACGGCATGAAGAAGCGTAAGAAAATGGCGATGGGCGGAGACGCTAGCCTTCAGTCTGAAGCTCACGAAGAAGAAATGCTTCATCAGCCTCAAGATGAACTAGGTACGACAGAAGAAGGATCGATTCACAGAGGCAGTCCGAAAGAACGTGCTCTCAAAGCATTCGCAGGCGGCGGGATGGTTGATCAACATCAATCTCCAGGGATGGGTCACACGATTCATATCCATGTAAATCCTCAAGCTCAGCAAGATACGGGTGCCATGCATCCTCAAAAGATGGCTGAAGGTGGGGAACTATCAAACCCCCGCGAGCGCGGAGTTCATCATCAGCGCGAGGGGAAACCTTCCGGTGAGTCAAACATGGGCACAATGGTTCGCCGTGGTGATATCGAAATGGCAAAGCGCCAGGCAATCGACAAGAAAAAAGATCAAAGAAATGCTTCCACGGGAATGTCACCGCTCGAAGGCCTAGCCGAAGGTGGCGAGGTTGACGACTGCGATATGGTCGGGCGCGTGATGAAGAAGCGCCAAGGTTATTCCGAGGGCGGCAAGGTCGCCAACGAAGATTCAGGCAATTCACGTTCAAGCAATGATGAAGTCGCAGATGCGAAAACAAATGAGTTTGACGATCTAGCTCTCGACGATGATCTCGAGTTTCACGACACGCCTGAAAACAGCGGCGACGAAGACGATGATGACGACTTCGTGGGTAAGATCATGAAGAAGCGGACAAAGAAGTGATCAAAAGCCCTGAGGATCTCGACAAGGTCTTGAAGATTCTTCGGGCCAACGGTGTCTTTGAGTTTGAACTGAGCGGTCTCAAAGCAAAGCTTGGCGATCTGCCAAACGAGACTCCTCAATTAGCCGACGCGGTGTCAGCGCAACCCCTTCCACTCGAAGCCGAGATGGATCTTATGGTTGGGATGCCGATCCAAGGCCTTGATGATCCGTTCATAAATTACTCAGTGGCCCCGGAACCTATGGTGCCTGATGAAGATACAGAAGCCTAAGCCCCAGCCATCACGTATAGTGATGAAGACAAAGCCCCAGACTTCAGAGCGCGGACAACTCGCTCAGTGGTGGCTTGCTAAATCCCAAGATCAATGCGCAACGGAGCTTTGTGAGACGGTCGCCTACCTCAAGACGAATCAAACGTATAAGTTCAGACAAGATGCTGCGTTCATCCGTATGTATTCCGGTCTCTCGATCTATTCATATGCTGGCAGCAGCGTTAGCAAGATGGATCGGACCAAAACACTCCCCGAGGATCGTCCTACTTTCAATCTCGTTCAAGCTTGCGTTGACACTCTCATTTCTCGCCTCTCTCAAGACAAGCCTGAGCCAAAGTTCCTCACCGACAACGCCGATTATCGCCAGCGTCATCTTGCTCAGCAGCTTAATCGCTTCGTTTTAGGCGAGTTCTACCAGACAAAGACATTCAAAAAGGCCGTTAAAATGCTCCGTGACTGTCTCGTTATGGGCACGGGCGTTCTCAAGGTTTACCGTGGTGACGACGACAAGGTCTGTGTCGACAAGGTTTTGAAGACAAATCTATTCGTTGACGACAACGATGCCATCGACGGTGACCCCCAGACTATTTATGAAGTTGCACTTGTGGACCGAGCCCGCTTGCTGGCTAGAAACCCAAGTAAGCGCGCAGTTATTGAAGCGGCACCTTCAGCTTATCCAGACCAATCACAGGAGTCCGCAAACTCAACGGCGGATCAAGTCATGGTCGTTGAGGGCTTTCGCTTAGCTACAGGAAGCGATCCGAAAGCGCCTGGCTATGAACCTGGACGCCACACAATCGCAGTCATTGGAGGAACACTAACTGATGAAAAATGGCACAAGACGAAGTTCCCCTATGTATTCATGCATTATGAAGATCAGTTCCTGGGTTTCTTTGCCCGCGGTATTGCTCATCAGCTATTCGGTACTCAACTTACCCTTAACAGAATTCTTTATACTATCGCTCGCTCCATCACTCTTGTGGGTGTCCCTCGAGTATTTGTAGAGCAGTCGTCTAAAATTGTTAAAGCCCATCAGAACAATGAGATCGGTGTCATCGTTACTTACAGCGGCACCAAGCCGTCATATGAAGTTGCTCCTTGTAATGCCCCTGAACTGTATAGTGAACGCGACAAGCTGATCCAGTATGGCTTTCAGCAAACTGGCGTATCGATGATGCAAGCAACATCAGCGAAGCCTGAAGGTCTCGACTCGGGAGCCGCACAGAGAGCTTATGACGACATCGCAACGGATCGTTACGCATCAATTTCTCAGAAGTGGCAGGACGTTTTTGTTGATCTCGCATATTTAGTCACCGATTGCGCTAAAGATATTGCCGACGAGACAGGCCATTACATGACTGTCTACCCCAATAAGAACGGTACAAAGGAAATCGATTTACCGGCAATGAAATTCCTTGATGACCCGTTCGTGATCCAGTGCTTCTCGGAAAGCTCACTTCCGAGAACGCCAGCTGGTCGCATTCAAGCTGTTACTGAAATGGTGCAATCAGGAATGCTGTCCCTTAAAGAAGGACGGCGCCTGATGCGCACCCCTCAAGACCTCGAGCAAAACGAACAACTCGATAATGCGAGTGAAGAGCGGATCTTCTGGATGCTCGATAACATTGTCGAGGATGGAAAGTACGAGCCGCCTGACATCTTCATAGACTTTCAGCTAGCGAATGAGTTGGTGGTCAAATACATCAATCTCTACACTCCAGCCAAGCTTGAAGAAGCTAAGGCCGCGAAGCTTCGCACCTGGTTCACGCAACTTCAGACCTTAAAACAAGCCGCGATGCCCCCGCCCATGCCCGGCGCTCCGCAAGCTAATCCGGAGCCTGCCCCCACAAGTCCAATGGTTCCCAATAGTCCTAATCCGCCAGCGCCCATGCTTGCGGCATAACCCGTGAGGTAAAAATGAAAATCAGTCCACTAGCTAGCGGTTCAGGCGAACCAGGGGCCATGAACGGCCAAGTTGACCTAGGCCATAGTGCAGGCCGCGAACGTAAAGAGCAGGCGAAGCGCGCATTCAAAGGCGAAGCAACGAACGTGTCACTGCATGAAAGTGAGACGCCGACCGATCCAGACCTTTCGAGACATCAGAAGCGCGTACTTCGAATGAAGACAAACGCCACGCCCGGCCGCATTGAAGACTTTGATATTATACAAGAAACACAAGCCAGGCCAGCCGCGCAGGCAGCACCTGAAAACGCCATTCCCGATAATAATGAAGCTCAGAGTGCTGACGCAACGAAGCCCCTGAGTCCCCAATTCGCCGCTCTTGCCAGACAAAAGCGGGCCCTCCAAGTGAAAGAGAGGGAATTGGCCGAGCGAGAAGCCAAACTCACTCAACCGGCAACCGAGGCATCGGAAGCGCCGATTGATTGGAAGGCACAGCTCAAGGCTAATCCATTGGCGTTACTGCGCGACGCAGGTGTGTCTTATGACGACCTGACTCAAGCGATCCTAGAAAACCCGCAAGGCTCTCAAAGTTTTGATGTTCAGGCTATAGAAGAACGTCTGCTAAAAGCGGTCGAGGATAAACTCTCGAAGAATCTTCAGGAACGAGACACAGACTCGCGAAAGCAAGTCGTCTCGCAAATGACCCGCGAAGCAAACTACCTCGTAGCCCAAGGCGACACTTACGAATTGGTTCGAAAGACCAAGTCAGTCGGCGACGCTATCGATCTCATTGAGAGAACTTTCGATAAAGACGGCGAGATTCTGGAAGTTCCGGAAGCTCTAAGGCTCATCGAAGAAGAATTGCAGGCGGATGTTCTTGAGATCGCGCAGACCAAAAAGATCCAGAGCGCTTTGGGTCCAAAGCCTCAAGCCAGTCAGGCGCAACCAGGACAGATGAGAACTTTAACCAGCCGTGATTCCAGCGGAGCACAGCCCATGTCTGCAAAGCAGCGTGCGCTACTCGCGTTTCAAGGCAAATTACAAAGAGGATAACTAACTTATGGCTATTTCACCGACCTACGCAAATAGCAGCAATCAAATTGCTGCGCTCAAAGAATTATATGTAGACGACAAAGACTATATGAAAAACATCGTTTATGCCAAGAACCCTTGGCTTGCGATGATTCCAAAGAATGAAAGTCCTGACGGTTTCGCCGGTAAATATATTCCGGTGCCCTTAGAATACGCTAACCCGGCTGGCCGTGCGCACACGTTCGCCAATGCTCAGAACCAACAAACGGCTTCGAGTGTCGTTTCGTACTTCGTTTATGCGATCCAAGATTATCAGTTGGTGACGATCACTAACTTGTTAATGGAGCAAACGAAGTCGAACGCAGGCGCATTCGTTGACGAAGCCTCGCGCACGCTCGACAATGGTTTCCGCAACATCTCGAACAACATGGCTTTTGAGTTGTTCTCTGGTGGTACGGCAACTCGTGGTCAAATCAGTTCGGCAGGAACTTCGATCAGTGGTACGACTCTGACTTTCACGCTGTCTAACGCGCAAACGGTTGTGCAGTTCGAAGTTGGAATGACCCTTCAAGGTACTGCTACCGATGGCGGCGCAGCTTTGACTGGTTCTGGTTCAACGGTTCTCGCAGCACAAGTTGCTTCTGTGAATCGTGGCACTGGCGTGATCACCGCTGTGGTTGTGCAAGATACTTACTCGAGCACATGGCCCGCAGGCACTTATCTCCAAGTTTACGGTGACATCGGTACGGCTGGTGCAGGAACTATCGCAGGATTGCTCGGTCTTTCTGGCATGGCAGCATGGTTGCCGGCAACGGATCCGATCTCGACAGACAACTTCTGGGGTGTGAATCGTTCTGTTGATCCGACACGTCTTTCTGGTCTTCGTTACAATGCAAGCGCCCAATCGATCTCTGAGGGTCTGACTTCGGCACTCGCTTTGGCGAATCGTGAAGGTGCCGCACCTGATCTGATCATCATCGATTTCGTTTCCTATGCAACTCTCGTCAACGAACTTGGCGCGAAAGTGCAGTATGTGGAATTAGCCCATGACGAAGTGCCTGTGGCATTTGAAGCAATTCACTTCCACAGCGCTTATGGAAAAATTCCGGTACTGGCCGATCGTTCGCAACCCGCACAAGCTGCGAACTGTGTGACTGCAGACACTTGGAAGCTCCGCACGCTCGGCAAAGCTCCGCACATTCTCACTTATGGAATGGAAGGACTTGAAGGATTACGCGTAGGTAACAGCGATGCGCTCGAGATCAGAATTGCTTATTACGGCAATGTAATAAATTCCGCGAGCGGCTACAATATGAATGTAATCCTGTCTGCGTAGGACATCTTAAATCAGCAAAACCTAAGGGCTCCGGAAACGGGGCCTTTTTTATTTCAAAAACGCCATTTTCGACAGTTATGAAGCTGTTCATTCGAGCAGCATACTAGCCGGGCAGCGTATCCGACGCGCTCCGGAGAGCAATTGTCGGAATGAGGATCTCATATGTCAACGTTTCGTGGCGCCAAAAATGGCGGCAACTTCGGTTCTAATCTCTCTCAGCCCATAAAAATCGATTGCAACTTTGTTGTCGACCATGCAAATGGCAATGGCCTAGGCATTCGTTCTCTGAAGTCAAACGGATGGATTAGGAACGTGTTCATGAATACGTCGGCCACGCCTGGAGCGAACAACGGCGCAACGAATCCAAATCCGATCGCTGGTTTCGCACTCATTCAATTTAAACAAAACTTCAACATTTACCTTGGTGGATTCAGCGGCTTCGTTTCCCCGCCCACGGGATCGACGACAAGCACGACCGCAGGCCATGCTTATATTATCCATACTCTCGGCACCACAACGCTTGCTCAATGGAACGCGGCAGGCCTTCCCGCAGGATTAACTCCATCCGTCAATCAAAGCTTCATCGCTACGGCAACTGCATCGCTCGGCGGAACAGGATCTGTCTATGTGCCGAGCATTTCTGGAATTACATCGGTCGAAATTGTCGGAGACCCCAATCAATCGGTCGCCAATTCTAATATAGCCGTTAACGGTGGAGCTTATATTCTTGCGCAATTCTTAGCTCCGACCAGCACCTCGACTACGACCTTGGTTGCTACGGCACCGACCGATAACTCGGTTGTATCCATGTCATTCTTCTTTGATCAGAGCTCCGCTGATGTGATCATGATCAATGGAGACCCTGCTAACGCATCATAAGGAGTCTTTGTGGCCGTTCCCTATCAGCCGCAAAACGTTGCCATCGACCAATCTGATGGCAACATTCTAATTACATGGGCCGGAGCTCTTGGAGCCACCGGCTATCAAGTCAATCGCTCAACGGATGGCGTGAACTTCACAAGCGTTGCGACGATTGGCCTCGCCACACAATACATCGATTCTTTGCCAGGCCTCGGCATCATGTACTACTATCAGGTGATTGCCACGAATACGTCTGGCGGTTCAGCCCCCAGCACGATCGTTCAAATGGTCGCAGCTCCCGCGTCCGAAATGTCTCTATATGAATTAAGGCTAAGGTCCCAACAGACTGCGGACCGAGTCGGGTCCGACTTTGTTACCAATGAAGAGTGGAACAACATGATTAGGCTCGCGAACTACGAGCTCTATGATCTTTTGATCACCTCATTCGAAGAATATTACAGCAGCCAAAATGTTTCGATTCAGACGAATGGAAACACGTTCCAGTATCCTTTGCCCAATGGGGCAACCAATTATCTCGGCGGAAATTACAACGGAACTAATGGTGCGCCGGCTCCTGCTTTTTACAAATTAGCCGGGGTGGATTTGAATGTGAACACGAGCGCCCTCACGCCCTCACGAGTCACGCTACTAAAGTTCGATTTTATTAAGCGTAATGAATATGTCTATCCAAATAGCACATCCACAATCTATGGCGTTTACAATATGCGCTATAGGATCATGGGCGATTTCTTACAGCTGATTCCTACGCCTGCTGGCAATCAAACATTACTCATGTGGTATGCCCCCAAGATGCCCCAGCTTCTTGCGGACACCGATCTCACAACCACAGGGAAAAGCGGATGGTTACGGTATGTGATCGTGAGGGCCGCAATCTATGCCCTTACCAAAGAAGAAATGGTAGATACGACAACTCTGCAAAATGAACTTCTATATTTGAAGCAAAGAATCGAACAGGCATCGCAGAACAGAGATATGGGAATCGCTGATACCATCAGCGAGACGAGGACCGATACCTATAACGGTACTGGCTTCGGCGGCGGCGGGCAAGGTGGTTGGTAGTGCAGGAACTCCCATGGCTCTCAACTCAAGACTCAGGACTAAGCAAGGGCCTAACGATTTGGCGTCAGATTTTGAACGTGTTTAAGGCGCAGCCGTATCTCAATGGCAATATCTTGACCGGGATTGATCTGAAGATTGGCGCGAATGTGATTTATCACAATCTAGGCCAGCCGCAAACAGGCTGGGTGCTCACTGACATTACAGGCATTGCCACCATTTATAGATCAGCTCAATTCAATTCTAAGACTTTGACTCTCACCTCAAGTGCGGCCGTAACTATTAACCTGTGGGTTTTTTAAATGAGCACGACCACTCCCAACATGGGCCTCGTAAGTCCAACAATAGGAACTGATTCAGGACTCGTTTGGGAACAAAGCGTAAACGCGAACAATAACGCAGTTGATAGCCATGATCACTCATCTAATAAAGGTGTTCAGGTTTCTCCCTCGGGGCTTGATATCAATTCCGATCTTCCGGTTCAAAGTAACAACGTTACCCAGATCAGGGCCGCGCGATTCGCTTCTCAAGCATCTGCAATTCCTAATACGGGGGCCGATGTTGGTGAGTTATACGTCGCTGGCAACGAACTTTACTACAATGACGTTACCGGAGGCCATCAAGTACAGTTGACCTCGGGCGGATCCGTTAATGCAACGAGTTCTGGTATTGCGTCTGGGACGGCAAGTGCGGCATTCTCAGGTGCCACGCTCCTTGTTAAGAGTTCATCGACTTCATTCGCTAACGTAGACATGCAGAGCGTAGTCCTAGCGAATAGCGGAAATCTCACGAATCAATTGACGCTTCAGGCGCCGACACTTTCGAACAGCTACCCTCTGACTTTGCCGCCTGTTCCCAGTTCTCAGAGCTTCATGACAATTGATACAAGCGGGAATATGACCGGATATGCGCCTGTGAACCAGGGCATCACACATTCAAACCTGGCCCCGCTTGGGCAGCAGATAAGCTCTAGTTGCGGAACATTCACGACATCGTCGGGCTCCGCCGTGGCTGTGACGAACCTCTCTGTGGCAATTACCACTACCGGGCGGCCCGTGTTTATCGGCATGATGGCGGATGGATCAGGTGGAAACTCCGTCGTTAACGTTTCGCAAAATGCGGCGACCTCAGTCGTCGGCACGGTATATATTATTAGAGGATCAACCAATCTTTCGGTGAGTACTGTAGCCGTGCAAGGGGCATCGGGTAACCTTGTGGCCGTTCAGCCATCGAGTGCATTTTCATACATAGATGTGCCCTCTGCGGGAACGTACACTTATTCCATAAAAATACAGAGCGGAAATTCATCCACCACCATGGCCATTTTCAACACAGTATTGATCGCATACGAGTTGTAATGGCGCTTCAAAAGGTCCCAGTCAATATCAACTTCCAGAACGGATTGAACACAAAGATAGATCCGTTTCAGTTGCCGGCAGGGCAGTTCTTATCTTTGCAAAATTCGGTTTTCACGACTGGCAATCAACTAATGAAGAGAAACGGTTTCGGGCCGCTAGTTAACTCGACGGCTGATTTCTTGACTACATTTGGCGGGAATCTAACAGCGATTGGGTCGACTCTTTCCGCGTATGCCGCTGGATCCGAGTCTCTGATAAGCAAGGGCACCTTTGTGCCGATAGATTTAAATGTGCTTCCTGTCGCCAGATCCGCGGTAAATCAAGTTCAATGCGACTCAGTGATCGCATCTAACAATTTCGCCTGTACGGTTTACACCGAAAACAATAACGGCGTTCTTTCTTATAAATACGACGTATGCGATTCTACTACCGGTCAATATATACAGAATCCAACCACGATTCCTGTGGGCTCGGGCGCAATCAGCGGAAGCCCGCGAGTTTTTCTTCTCGGTGGTTATTTCGTTATCGCATTTCCCAACACAATTTCAGGAACTGTACATCTTCAATACATCGCTCTGTCCGTTCAAAATCCCACTGTCATAGTAAAAACTAATACGGACATGGCTCCGGCAATAATTTATTCTTCGACAGTAAACTGGGATGCAGTCGTCGCCGGAAGCCAAATGTTTTTCGCGTACAACACAACGAGCGGAGGACAGCAGATCGAAGTAAATTATCTAGACCAATCATTGTCACTTGGTACGGCTACTGCATTTGCGGCCAGCATCGCAACCATCATGAGTGTTTCTGCTGACACATCGACTTCGTCAACGGTAATCTATGCTTCGTTTTGGGATGCCGCGAGCTCCACCGGATTTGTGGTAGCAGTTAATTCTCAACTTCAGAAGTTAATGACTGCTACCGAATGGCTCGCATCGGGTACTATCGCGAATGTCGCATCAGTCGCGCAAAATGGAATCGTTACAATAGCATATGAAAACGTGCATGCGTATTCATATGATTCAGCGATTGGAAGTAATTTCATTTCACGAAACACCGTGACGTTGCCCGCTACAGTGACCACTGGAACTCTAGGATCTCCAAGTGTCGTTGCGCGGTCTGTTGGTCTTGCGAGCAAAGGCTTTCTTGTAAGCGGGACGATGTATCTTTTAACTGCCTATGATGGCAAGTCGAGTACTGTGGCAGCATTTCAACCGACTTATTTTCTGATGAGCGTCGCTGGAAATATTGTCGCCAAGTTCGCATACCAGAACGGTGGAGGATACCTAACGACAGGCCTACCACAAGCGCAAGTAGTTGGGTCGACAGTAAATATCGCATATCTATATAAGGATCTCATCACCTCGGTCAACAAAACACAAGGCGCCGTTTCTGCCGCGGGAGTTTATTCGCAGACCGGCGTCAATCTCGCGATTATCGGATTTGACTCAGGCGCGCTTTCGGTTGCGGAAATAGGTCAGAATCTAAATCTGTCGGGCGGATATTTGTATGCATATGATGGTCAAACGATCACGGAGCAAAACTTCCATCTTTACCCGGATTCAATCGAGGTCTCGACATCTACATCTGGCGGAAGCCTAACGGCGCAACAATATTTCTATCAAGTCATTTACCAGTGGACTGATGCGCAGGGAAACATCATAAATTCTGGTATATCTATTCCCGTTTCGATCACCACTACGGGATCAACGTCAACTAATACGATCACCGGCCCATATCTGAGACTGACGAACAAAAACAACGTTAAAATCGTTATTTATCGTTGGTCAGCGGCGCAGGAATCATATTTTCAAATAACATCCATTGCGGCCCCGCTTCTGAATTCGACAACTGCGGATTCATGGTCTTTCACGGATACATTTTCTGATTCCTCAATCGAAGGCAATGGGGTGATTTATACAACTGGCGGGGTACTGGAAAATACCGGGACATCGGCCTGCAAGTCTTTGACATTGTTTGACACTCGCCTATGGGCGATCAGCGCCGAAGACCAGAACCTTCTATTGTATTCAAAACAAGTTGCCGATTCTACTCCTGTTGAAATGTCTGATCTCCTTACATATTACGTGGCGCCCAACGCTGGAGCAGCTGCGAGTACAGGCCCCGCAAAATGCCTCGCTCCTATGGACGATAAACTCTGTATCTATAAGAATGAGGCTATTTACTACATTAACGGTACGGGCCCAGATATTACTGGATCAAACTCCGGCTATCCAGGATCTCCAATCTTCATCACATCGGCAGTTGGTTCTAATAATCAAAGAAGCATCGTCTTAATGCCGAATGGCCTGATGTCTCAGTCCGATAAAGGCATCTGGCTATTGGGTCGCGATCTTTCAACGAATTACATTGGCGCAGCGGTTGAAGCCTTTAATTCCAATACCGTGACTTCTGCCTTCGTCATCCCTGCGACGACACAGGTGCGCTTTACTTTAGACGATAACAACACGATGCTGATGTATGACTATTTCTATAATCAATGGGGCACATTCATTGATACAGATGCGGTTTCATCTTGCATTTATAATAGCCTTCACACTTTTGTGTCTTCTACTGGGGGTATCTATCAGGAGACTCCCGGAACTTATCTTGATAATGGTTCTCCTGTACTTCTGTCTTTCACTACTTCCTGGTTAAATCTCGCAGGCCTTCAGGGTTATATGCGCGCGTGGGCTTTATTTTTACTCGGTCAGTATTACACGCCACATAAGCTTCAGATAAGCATTGCTTACAACTACAACTCATCACCTTCGCAAACGACTCTTATTATTCCGACCAATTTCTCATCCGCCGCGGCAAGCCCATTTGGAGATCAACCATCTCCTTTCGGGGCTCCTAATAATGTTGAATCTTGGCGTGTGTTTCTAGCTAAACAGCGATGCACATCGGTTCAGATTTCTCTAAATGAGATCTTTGACTCGACCATGGGAGTTCAAGCTGGAGCGGGGCTCACCCTTTCCGGGATGAATCTCGTCGTGGCGATGAAAAAAGGTTGGGGATCTCAGTCCGCGGCACATTCTGCTGGCGGCGGGACCAATCTCGGGTAAAGGTCTCAAAAAACGCCATTTTCGACGTATGAGAGAGGGCCGAAGTGTCTCTTTATGCCGAATACCTCAAAGAGCGGACGAACGATTCCATTCTAGAATTGGATTTCGGCTTCATTATTTACAGGCACCTCCCCGAAGAACTGACTACATTCATTGTGGACATCTTTGTGGAAAACAAGCACAGACGACAAGGCTTTGCCTCGCAACTTGCCGATGAGGTCTTAAAAGAAGCCCAGGCCGCAGGACACAAAAAACTCTCCTGTATGGTCGCAACCTCCGCAAAAAACTCAACTGACAGCGCTAAAGCAATTCTTGGTTATGGAATGCATTTCGTGAGTTCCGGTCGTGACTCTTGGGGCAATGATTTCATCGTTTTCGAAAAGGACATAAATGGCTAACGTAAGTGGTCTACTTGGAACGGCTGGCGGCTTTAAGGGCACAGGAGTCGCGGGCCCGGTTTCTCCAACGGACCCTAACCAACTTGCAACGGCTTACGGCGGAGCGCAAAATACGCTTCAGCAACAGCAAGGATTATTGACTGCGCTCCAAGGACAGAATGGACTTGCGAACCAAAACCAAGTGTATGGTCAACTTCAGGGCGTCGCCGCCGGCACAGGACCAAATCCTGCGCAGAATATGCTCAATCAAGCGACGGGGCAAAACGTTGCGAACCAAGCGGCTCTCATGGCTTCGAGCAGAGGCGCCTCACAAAACGCTGGGTTAATTGCGCGTCAAGCTGCTCTGCAAGGAGCGAATACTCAGCAACAGGCGGCGGGACAAGCCGCAACCATGCAGTCGCAACAACAATTGAACGCTCTCGGTGCCGCTGGACAAATGGCCACGACACAAGCAGGCCAACAGATCGGGCAAACTAATGCAAATGCTCAAGCTCAACAGTCCGAGCAATCTGCACTCCTTGGCGCCAATCAGGGCATGAATCAAACGAACGCCGGCCTAATCAGTGGTACTGCTCAACAGCAGGCCGCAATTGGGGGCGGCGGAATGTCCGGGGCTGGATCCGCTTTGAGTTCGATGTTTGCGGGCGGTGGAGAGGTTGGTCAGCCGCAACAGCCGCTTCAAGCAACATCGATTTCCTCCGATGGTCCTATGAGTATGTTTGGAAAATTTCTGAAAGGCTCCAGTTCTTCGGGAACTCAAGGCGGCGAGGGCTCAATTCAGAATAGTCCTTATTATCAAGGATTAACGGACCTCGGGTCCGGAATTGGAAACATGGTCAAAAACATGCGTTCAAATACCTATCAGGAAGGCGCTCTTCCAGACGGATCCAGCGTGAGTCAAATGCCACAAGCAGGAACACCTGGGCAACATATAAGCGATGACAGCTATGCACAGGGCGGGATGGTCAAAACGCTTCTCTCTCCCGGTGAAATAAAGCTCAGTCCGAAGCAAGTCGAGCAAGTGCGCAACGGCGCGGACCCTATGAAGGTCGGAGAGAAAATCAAAGGCGGCAAGCTGGCCGTGGGCGGTCCCGTTAATTCATATTCTAACGATACCGTCCGCAAAGATGTACCTGAAGGCAGCGTCATTGTTCCCCGCAGCGAAACCAAGTCAGCGAATCCTAGTGGAAATTCTAAGCGCTTTGTAGATTCAGTAATTGCGAAACGGAGATCAAGGTAGTGAAGGGCTTAAATCTTTCTAAGTTCAAAAAGGTTTCCGATAGCGATTCGCACGCAATTTTTCGTCATGAAAATGGTAGCGAACTAAAGATCGCAAAGGCCGGACTTTCCCCGAAGATGAGGCAGGGACTTGCCGAACTTCCCGTGCACCGCGCAGACGGTGACCCCGATGGAACTCCGTCTTCTCTCAAGGCCCCCGCCGAAGACAACGGAACTCCGCAATCACTTCAGCAACCAAGCGCTCAGCCTTCGCCCCAATCTCCCGTGAATATCAACATCAACTCAGGCCCTACGCCCCAACAAGGACCGCAGCAACCGCAAATGCGTGACGCTGATGGCGGAATTCAGACTCCCGAGGGAAAGCCGGGCGTGATGGACCGCATGAAGCAATGGTATGCGGACAACGAAGACCAAATTAAAGGTTATTTCGATCCGAATAACGCCGCTAAGCCCGATCAGTTTGGAAATGCGGCTAATTCCGCACCTCCCGTTCCCGCAACGCCGGGCGGACAGGTCGCTGCAAATGGCCCAGGACTTCAGGGCGCTGCCCCGCCCCCAGGCGCTCAAGATCCTAATGCAGCATCTCAAGGTCAGCCTCCAATGGTTCAAGCAGCTCCTGCGCCCATGCCCCAGCCCTCTAGTGGAATGCCTCAGAATCCGCAGCAGCAGAAATACCAAGACACGATGAATAAGCTCATGGATGAATCAAATGCGGTGATGGCAGATTATAAAAATGGTCATATAACTCCGGAGACATATCACGACCTTTTCGCTAAGAAAGATACGCTCGGGAAGATCGGGACTGTCTTTGGATTAATGCTCAGCGGAATGGGCTCGGGACTGACGGGCCAACCCAATGCCGTCATGGGAATGATGGATAGACAGATTCAAAACGATTTAGAGGCTCAGAAGAATACAAAAGAAGGTCAGCGCAATTTCTTAAACCTCAGCCATCAAATGTTGGCGGCACAGTCTCAGTCGAAGCATTTGGATATGGAAACTGCCATTCAGGCTAGAACTCTCGCAAACATGAACGCTAACCAAGCGGCTTTGCATCATCTTGTTGAGCTTTCGAAGCAATATCCAGTTGGCTCCCCGCAATGGCATCAAGCGCAGCAAACCCTCACAATGTTGAGTCAGGGCGTGCAGAGTGAAAACTATCGCTTAGCCGACCGCGCGGCCGCAGCTTCAGCATACTACAGCACAATCTTCGGAGGCCAAGGTCAGGGCGGTGGCGCTGACGATCAAACAGGTCAGCGGCTCCAGGCAATGCGCATGTTTGCGCCAGAGAAAGCCAAGGAACTCGAAGAGCGCTATGTCCCAGGCATTGGCGTCAGTAGCGTCAAGGTTCCCGATAACGTGAGACAAGAGATGGCGTCAAAGCAGAATCTTATTAAGACAGCGACGGATCTCATGGATTATTCCAAAACCCATAGCAACATTATTCCCGGAACGCCCGAGTATAGATATGGCGTGGCCAAATCGATGGCGGTTCAGCAACAAGTTCGCGAAGGAATGCTTGGAACTGTATTTCGTGAATCTGAGAAGCCATTACTTGAGAAATTCGTTAATGAAAATCCAGCCGGGGCGTTCAAGGCGTTCAACACTCAGCCGAAGTTGCGGGCGATTCTCGACAATGCCCAAATGAGTTTGAACACGACTAAGAAGATGTATGGTTTCCCAGAATCTTCTGGCCAACAACAGCCGCCGACTAAGCAGGCGGGCAATGCCGAAGAAATTCGTTATGATGCTCAGGGAAATGCCTACAAGCGTGGCGCTGATGGGCGCCCAGTAAAGATCAACCAAACAGCGGGACGCTAAATGGATTGGGATAATCTAAATCCTCAGGCGCCGCCACAAGCAGCGCCGCAACCTTCGGCATCCGACGTTCCCGCGGAGCCGTCATGGGATGCGCTTTCTAAGACCGCTCCAGGAGATACGCCGAATTGGGATGATCTCGCGACAGGAGATGAGAAGTATGGCACACCTGGACAACAGGCGATTGCCGGTATCGAAGGTATCGCCAAAGGTGTCGCGGGACCTGCCGCAACATGGGCAGAAAAGAATGTTTTAGGCGTAAAGCCTGAAGACATCATGGGTCGCGAGGAAGCCAATCCGTGGACTCACGGAGCCGGTGAAGCCGTGGGCTTTGGCGGCAGCATGCTCGCAGGCACTGGCGAAGCGGCACTTGTCGGCAAGGCCGGTGAAGCTGTGGCGGGACTCGCGGGGCTTGGCGAAGCGGCGACGACTGGGTCTAAGCTCGCAAAAGGTGCCGTAACTGCTGCGACCGAAATGGGCCTGATTCAGGCCGGCGACGAGTATTCGAAATGGATTCTCGACGCTCCAAATACTCCAGGCCAAATGGTCGCTAACGTTGGTCTTGCGACTTTACTGGGCGGCGTGGGAGGGCCTGCATTTACGGGAGCCGGCATGGCGGTAGGCAAAGCTCTGGATAGCATGGGCCTTAAAGAGTTCACTGATCGTCTCGCGTTTCGCAAGGCCAACATTGATCCCAATGAGATGATGAGGCATGAAGCCGAAAACGCAGTGACGACGTTTAAGCAAATGAATGACGAAGTCACCGGAGCGAATGGTCTCAAGGCTCAAGCAATTAAAAAAATACTGCCGGAAGAGTTAACGCCTGAAATCCAGAAACAAGTGCAAGATCTCTCGACTAAGTCCGAAGAAACCATTAAGAAAATGGTCGAAGATCGCGTTCCCGATCGCTTCATCCAGAAATTCCAAAACGACACTAACGAAATGCTCCAGAAAGTCACAAATCCTGGCGCTACGGTCGCCGATCACTTCGACGCCATAAACAGTTTCAAACAAAACCTTCAAGATTACTCCAAAGGCAATTGGGGGCCGTTCGCAATTCCTCGTTACCATGAGGCCTATGATTTTTTAAACGTTACCAAGTCTCTAAGTCGTGATGTCCGCATGGGCCTAGAAGATTCCAAAGTCTGGGGCAAGGCCGCCGATCTCCAAAAGCAACTCAATGGATCGTGGACTAAGGCACTCCCCGCAATGAAAGACTTCGAAAAAAAGTTTATGGTCAAGGTAGGCGATCAACTCGAAATCAGCCAAGATAAATTTAACACCTATGCTAGGTCCGGATTCAGAAATGGTCGGTGGAATCCGACTTCATATGGAACAACAGACCGCCAAGCGCTCATGGGTAATTTTATCGATGCGATGGACAATCATTTTAACGCCGTCGATAAGCTTTATGAGTCGGCCGGTGTGGAAAATCCTTTCCAGCCCGTGGGCATGGGAACCTTGAAAGAATCTCTCAAAAGACCATCGACCGGAGCACGACTTGCTGACATTTGGCACGACAAGCTGAGCGCAAGCACATTGGGCAATACGCTTGGCGGGGGCATCGGGGGCGCCATCGGACACACCATTGGAGGCGGATTTGAAGGAGCATATCTCGGCAAAGAAGTATTGGGTCCCGTATTTTCGAGCGTCCTAAAACCCTTACTCGAAAAGTATCCTGAAATCGATCTCGGCGCTTTCCGCCAGGCCCTAGCTGTCGCGCGTTCAATTCAGAAAGGCCAGAACAATCTAGTCAATGCAAGCAAGTCTTTGTTTGAGGGAAGTTCAAAAACATTCCCGGAGCATATCGTCCCCGACTCAAAACAAATTGAGAAACTAGATGAGCGAACCAAAAACACCGAGGGGCCGGAGGCGCTCCAAGACGTCTCTGGCAAGACGGGTTACTATCTCCCCGGCCACGAAACAGCCATCGCGAAAACAGCCGGCGACGCAACGGCCTACATCAACGCCCAGCGACCACAAACATCGAAACAGGCGCCGTTAGACGACATTGGGAAAGTCTCGCAAGTCGATAAGGCTAAGTTTCAGCGCACTCTCGCGATCTCTCAACAGCCTTTAATGGCCATGAAATACATGCGCGAAGGCACGCTCATGCAGCAAGACGTTGATACGATCAAGACGCTTTACCCTGATTACTACGCGAAAATGTCTGAGCAGATTATGCAGTCACTTACCGATCACCTGCATAAAGACGGTGATGTTCCATACCATTCTAGACAGATGCTCAGCCTTTTCTTAGGACATCCGATGGACAGCACGCTCACGCCTCAGTCAATCATGGCGGCGCAAGGCGTTTTCATGCAGCAAAACCAGCAGAAGGCAGCGCAAGCCCAGGCCGAAGCCAAGCCCACGAAGAACACTTCTAAGCTGTCAAAAGTTTCTGACAGCTACATGACCCAAAACCAAGCTGCTTCGAAAAGGCAGAAGTTCGGCGACGCCTAAAACGCCATTTCTGACATGTATGAGACAACCATGAGCCAAAAGCTCTTCATCCTAAAAGGAGAGTTGCGTGTCAACTCGGCCCATTTTCGCGCCCACCCCCGTTATCACAAACGGAGATATGACGACCACTCTCACGAGTAAGGTCAGCATTATTTCCAATATTTCAATGATGTCTTATAGCTACTCCTGGTCTGGCATTTCGCCATCCGGCTCAATCACAGTCCAGGTGTCGAACGATTACTCCCTAGATAGCACCGGCAAAGTCCTAAACGCCGGAACTTGGGATACCCTACCGTTATCTGCTGCAACCACAGTTTCGGGAAATACTGGAGTTGGGTTTGTTGATATTGACCAACTCGGAGGTCAGGCGATTCGCACCGTCTACACGCCGGTTTCTGGATCTGGAACTTTGAATTGTATCTACAAGGGTAAGGTGTCGTAATGAGTTTTTATGCTCAATATCCTTCATCTGCAGGCGGAAGCAACCCCTCGATCGGAACAAACGGTGCAACAGCTCCGACAAGTTCGACTGAACTCGGCGGAATAAACCCTTCAGGAAATCTTCAGCCACTTCAGACGGACGCATCGGGCAATTTAAAAGTCAGTCTGGCCGCAGATCCCATTGACCCACTCGGAACCAACGTTGAACAGTTCGGCGGAAGTGCCGTTGTCACAGGAGTCGGAAACTCTGGCGCGGGCATTCCGCGCGTTACAATCTCTAGCGATTCTAATCTCAATAATATTTCTGGCACTATCTCTCTTCCTACCGGCGCTGCCACTCAAACGACGCTCGCCACAGTTAGCAGTACTCTCAGCAGCATCCTTACCGATCTTACCAATGGCAGTCAGGTCACTACCGTCGCTGCGGGAAATGCAATCATTGGCAAAGTCGGCATCGATCAAACTACTCCGGGGACCACCAACGGAGTGCAGGTGAATGCGGCGCTCCCCGCTGGGACGAATGTGATCGGTCATGTGATTGTTGACTCTACTGGCACGGGCCCGGCAGACTTAACCGCATCTGGAAATATCACTACCCAAAACTTAAACCCAAACTCCGGAACCGCTACGGCTGGATCGACGGTTTCAGTGACTTCTCTTAATGGTCAAACGAGCGCCTCTATCCAAGTTTCTGGGGCGTATACCGGGGCCTTGACGGCTCAAATGACCACGGATGGTACGAACTGGATCGCTTTGGGTTTCATTCAAAACGTAAATACCGCCTCAAACGTCGCAAACATCGCCTCTGCCACTGATGGAATATTTCAGGCTGATCTTGCAGGAGCTACGGCATTCCGAATCACCGCCCTTGCCGCTATGACAGGAACGGCTGTCGTTACAATTCGCGTTACTACAGGTAGTTCGTTGTTTGCACTTGACGCCCCTATTCCTGCAGGCACCAATAGCATTGGAAACATTGGAACGGTCACAACCGTTACCGGGGTCACCACAGTTTCTACTGTCTCCGCGGTAACGGCGATCACCAATGCTCTTCCTGCCGGAACTAACGCGATCGGAACGTTGAACCCAACCAAAGGAACACTCACAGATAATTCGAGTACGACATCGGCCACGCCCTCTACATCAACTACGCTCATGTCCTCGAACGCATCTCGCAAGTATTTGTTGATTCAAAATCTTTCGAGCTCTTCCACTATTTGGATCAACTTTACTTCTGCCGCGACAGCGGGAGCTGGGTCTATCGAATTAGTGCCTTATGGCTCTCTGGTTCAAGAGACAAACTTCGTTTCGACGGAAGCAATAACGGTTTTATCTACCGCCGCGTCCGTCCCTTATTCGGCAAAGCAGGCATAAAATGGGAATTAATAACCCTAGCTTTAGTCTTCCTCAAACGCAGCAGCAATTTTCAAGTACAGGTACGCAAACAGGGGTTGTTTTTACCATTTCGTCTGCAACTCCCGTTGCCGGAGATACTTACACAAACAATTCGCAAACTTTCACGGTTCTAGGCCCGACGATCGCGACAACCATCTTATTTACTTCAGGGGCTGGAGCGCCGACAGCATCCGGAACCCTGACGCGAGCCTCGGGCACCGGCCCGACAACTATAACCTTCTCCGCATTTCAGACATTGGGCACATACACAACCCCACTTACATGTAAATCTATCAAGGTTCACTTAGTTGGGGGCGGTGGCGGCGGCGGCGGATGCGCCACGTCTATAACGGCCGCCGGCGGCGGTGGTGGAGCAGGGGGGGGCGGTGGAGGCATTTTATATATTTCCAGTCCAATTGCATCCTATTATTATTCGATAGGAGCCGGAGGCGCCGGTGGCGCTGCGGGACTAAATACCGGCACCGCCGGACTTCCTTCTTATTTCTTGAATAATTTTACAACCCCGGCTCAGGCGAGTGGCGGATCCGGAGGCCTCGGTAGCGGCTCCGCTACCGCTCCGACCGTGGGCGGAATGGGGGGCGCACAGGGCCTTGGCTCTAACTGCACCATCAATCTTCGTGGAGAGCCTGGCCTTTATGGCCAAATTTGGAGCGCAACTTCTTCAATCGCAGGCTACGGCGGCGAGGGCGCGCTTTTTGGAACTCGAGTTAGTGGATCTCAGTCGGCAGGCGCCGGACAAACTGGATTATTCGCTGGTAGTGGAGGTTCTGGTGGGGTTGTGTCGAACGGTTCGGCCGCCGCAGCCGGCGGCACAGGTGCTGGCGGCTATATTTTGGTCGAAGAGTTCTACTAGTGATGAAAAAGGGGATAGGTAAATAAATGAAATTCGCAACCGTAGTCGCAATAGCTTCACATTTAGGACTTTCAAGATGCTGATTTACAACAAACAAAACATTATTCCTGCTTCCACAGTTCTAAATACAAATGTAAATAGCACGGCGATGCAGCTTGAAAACATGCTTGGATATGCGATTCAAGTGGTGATCGCAGGTACGCCCACCGGAACTTTGAAACTACAAATGAGCTGCGATCCAGTGACAAAACAAAATCTAATTGTCGGGACCAATGGATTAATCACTTATGTTGTCGCAAATTGGAGCGACATCGCAAACTCAAGCATGGCGGTTTCATCTGCCGGAACAACCGGATGGGAAATTCCTGATGCTTATTACAACTTTGTTCGCGTCGTTTATACGGACGGATCTGGCGGCTCTAGTACGGCGACGATTAGTTCGGCGACATTCAACAGCAAAGGTTATTGACAATGGAGCTCCTGTCGCCTGAACACGCAGGAGCGCTGCTTGCTTGTCTCATTATCATCCTCTGTCTTCATCTAATTTTAAAAATTGGTGAAATGTTCTATAAGAACTATGAGAAGAAAACGGAACTTATGGGAAAGCTCGAGCCCAGGCTTATGGCTATTGAACGGGATATGAACGAGATCCTGAAGTTCCGTAAAGACTTCAATAACCTATTCATGGCCCTGAAGTACGTGGCCGGTGATAAATGGCCTGAGATCCGTGAAAAAATAAAACAAGACAGCCTTCCATGACTTCGAATCAAGCTGGTCTAGGCATCGCATTTTTGTGGCATGCCTATTTGCTTGCTTATAGACTTGGGCTATTGAACAAAAAACCTAGGGGTAAATACGTGACACTAACCAAAGCATTTGATCCGACCGCACTCATGACAGCACTCAAAGCTCAAGGTATCGCTGATGCTGAGAAGCTCGTGAATGATTCTTTGCCTGTCATTTTCGATTGGTTGAATACTTCAATCGCTATGGACGTTCCTTCGCCCTTCGGTGTGATTGCTTCGACAGTTCTAACTGAGCTTGAATCGAAGGCAACGGATGCGCTGAACGCGGTAGAGAAAACTCTTTGAATTGGGATGGGGTTCTAACAATTGTGGCCTTGGCGGGTGTCGCCTGGGCCGTGATTGCGGAGATGCGAAATATTGCTCTCCAGTCCCAGCTTGCTTTTTTAAAACAGAAGGGCGTCGATGAAAAAATTGAAGCTCGCGACCATCTTCTTACTAAGCCTGAGCTCGACGCTCTGCTCACAAAAGAGCTTGGCCCAGGAGACCTACAGCCTCCAACAGTTCCAGTGCCTAAGCCGGGACCAAAAGGAAGCGATAATTAACTGCTTTCAGCAGAATGATGCGTGTCATATGGCTCTCAAGGGTGACGAAAAGGCCGTAATGGATTGGAAGTCTATCGCACTTGCAGCGCTCGCGGGCATCGCCGCGGGGGCTTATGCCGAGTCGAGGGTCCATCATTGATTGAGTTAAGGCTTGAGAATCTAGAATTCAACGAAGACGGCATATGGGGCACAATGCCGATCAATGGAACCATCTTTCACACTCTCCAACATGCTTACGCAAATGGATCCGGATTCGCACCTAAGATTCCCGATGGAGAGTATCTTTGCATCCGAGGCCTTCACCGTCTCGAGCATATGGATTATGATTTCGAAACATTTGAGATCACAAACGTCCCCGGCCATACTTCCATTCTTGTGCATTGGGGCAATTACAACCGCGACAGTTCCGGTTGTATCCTCCTAGGTCTTGCCATAGGAAAGCAATCCAGCGGCGAAAGAATGCTCCTTAGTTCCAGATCCGGCTTTGAGGCTTTCATGAACAACTTAGACGGATTTGATCAATTTAAGCTCATCGTTCAAACGGGAGCGCCCATCACTTCGGCCAGCTCCATTTCATGACGTCCGACTGCATGGTTCACTAGCTTTATTCGCGCGTCGAAAATGTCCATGCGGAGATCCATTAGCCTGATCTTGGTGTCGAGATCAGAACTCACGACCACATATTCCCAAGCTGCCCAGATAAACGCGATCAGACCCAAAACGTCGAAAACAATAACTACACCCACAAATCCTCCCTTGACACAAGGCTTGTAACTATTTCACGATCAAGGCTAGGTTAACCAAAAAGGAGTTCAAATGAACACAGAAAATCGCGTACACACGACACGTCCGCTTATCGGCACTAACGGTCTTGCTTATGCATTGCCGAGCTTCGGAATTGCCGAAATCGATGCTAATTTCAACGCATTCATCGCATCGGTGAATAAATATGCAGCTAAGTCTGGCGTCGGCGGCATGCCGTGGTTCACTCTTGGAACGGTTTCGCAAGAGTTGGCTCAAATCACTACCACGTTAGTGGGCGGCGGTTACAATGGCCAAATCTAAAGCTGTTAAAAAGACCGTGAAACGCAAAGCTGGCTCGAAGAAAAAAGCAGGCAAACGCGCAAGCAAGTAAAAGATTAGGGCTCCTCCGGGAGCCCTTTTTTATGTCCCGAGGTAGAAGCTACCCGTCTCCAGACTTTCCCGCGATAAGGCCAAAACTTAGATTTGCTTTTCTTGGCGACCAATCTAGCAATTTGCTCTGCCTCATACGACGGCCCATCTGGCCTTATAAATTTACCAAGGCCGGCCATCCATTCGTAAGCGCCTATGCGGCACCAATTTTTCCCATCGTATGAGTATTGGACTTTTTCGTTCATTCAGATCCTCTATCAGAATCTTTATGCCAGGACTCAGTCAAAACAGCTTGGTCGCTATTTAGATCCAATTTGATAACCGCTCTATGTCCTGGATTCTTGCATTCCAATTCAACCTCCTCGCCGCTTAGTAACCGAATGAGTTTATCGTTTTCTTCTTTCAGCTTCTCATACGCCGAGTACTCGATGACGTGGATCGAGTGACTCACCTTAGTTGTGGGCGAATTTGGCGGCCAGAGTAATTGGCCCTCAAAACCAAACTCCAGTGTGAACTCCCGTGGCTTACTCATTAGATCCCCTGTTAAAATCTGCTTCAGATCTATAGACTTCTTCCAAGTCATATCGAACTGTCCACCATTCGTCGCCAGCGTCAGTATATATTTCGATTTTGTCGCCGTGGTCTCTATGGTTCCAGAGAAACCAAATGCCTCTGCCGTTCCAGTATCTGGCGAACACGGCATCTTCCTTACAATTCTCAGCAAGCGGCGGTCTATAGTTTTCAATAGTGTGACGAAACCAATAGGCCTTATGCAGGTCGATGTATTGCTTACATTTCTTACAGACCATGAAATGTTCGACGCCCATTCCAGCCTCCAGTTAAGAATCTCTAGTCATAGCCATTGTAAGGCTTGGTTCGTTTCAGTCCAAGTAGCTCAAGGCCCTTGTCTTTAATTTCAAAGTCTCCGCGACATCCGCAAACGCATCCACCGCAAAGTCCGCGTTTCTTCAAACTTCTAAATTTCGCCATGAGAATCTTACCAGATGCCAGGTCCTTAAAGCGATAAGGGCTATCGAACGGGTACTTCGTTGGCTCATGCCATGACAGTGCCCCGTCATTGTGAAGAAAGGCCCACTGGCCTTGGTGCTCAGCCAATAAGCCGAGCACCAGTTTATCGTCTAGTTCAGCCGCTTTCTTAATCACTTCTTAGATTCCGTCATGGAAGCTGAAGGGCGATTGAGCCCAATTGCTACCTGTGCAAACGCTTGTACTTTCGCAAATTCTTTCAGCTCGGCAATAAGTTTATCTAGATTCTCCACCACTTCTTGTCGGGTGCGGGGAGTGCGATATGCAAATTCAGTATCGTCACCGCCGGTTAGATAGCAGCGGATAGCTTCAATATCGCGCAAGTAGATCACTTCTCACCCCCAGATCCTTGTCGGGAAGCTAGCACTTGACGGGCGCGATTCATCCATTCTGAATCACGACCAGTGCAAATATATGCACCGCCATCAATCGCGAGTAGCTCTCGCAATAAACTCTCCGCCGTGTCCTTGTTGATCGGACGATCGCCGAGCAAAAAACATTCTCGCGATGGATGGCATTTGAGATTGAAAATAGTGCGACTGTCAGGATGATAACGAAATCTACTCTTCTCGAGGAGCGCTTCGAGGTCGGCGGCGAGGATATATTTATGCACTCCGTCTATACTTTCGATTGGAAGCCCCAACTCTTTGACCAATTTAAATTCGCTCATTTCTCGCCTCGAGATTCGCAATAGGAATCTATCGTTGCGATCCATTGGGGCGGAATGTTTCCAGAATAAATCCACCAGTTTTCAGGATCGCCGAACTGACTCAAGTCCTGCGCTACTTCCGGCACTAGAAACTTCATCTGGGACCATGGTTTGGCATTTGCCTCTGCGTGGTCCGGTATTTCTATCGTAAGCCTCACTTCATTGCGTTTATAAGGCAGCGTTGAGTTTGGATTGAGCCAAGATTGCTCGAACTCCGGATTAGACGTAAGCCATTGGCTATTTGGAATGAACGACGGCGGACTCATAGACTTGAGCATACAACCTCGGGTCAGGCCGTCTTTCTCTATGCCTTTTAAGAAACACTTCGCAGTGAAGTGGTAAAGCTTCATTTCTTCTCCCCAGATTCTCGTTGGGAGGCTATCTTCAGCCGCATCTGTTCAAATTGCCAACGCGCCATACGAACGCCGTAGTTGAATACATTTCTGCCAATACCATAAGAGTCCAAAGCGGTCGGCGTCTCCATGCCGGCCTTCATTTGCGCTGCATTTTCATCGAATTCACAGGCTGATAAATGATTGACGGCAGCCTCAAAGCCTTCATCAAATCCAATTTTATAGTCAGGCCAACTCAAAATTTCTTGGTCGGCATCGGCCCAACATACTTTGGCAAGCCTATCTCGAACGGACTTCATTCATCACCTTTAGATTTTATAGTGGAATATATTTTGTCGAACATCCAACTCGCGCCTTCCACGAAGGCAATGCCCTTATTCGTTAGCCAACCTCCCTCACCATAAACTTTATTGGCCTGCTGTCCAGCCTCGTGGTGATCGAAGTAAGGCTCGTCGGGTGCTACATCCGGCTCGCATCCCGGTGGGTTCACATTTCCCATGTAACCAATTTTAGATTCTGTAGGAGGGCCTAGCAAATCCTCAACCGAATCAATCTCGCCAGGCAAGCAAACGCCCTGGTCTTTAAGTTGAATAATTAAGTCACGGACCTTTTCTTTCATAGATTCGTAGGCGGTGTATTCAATGACCCGTACTTTCTCATTCTTGCCGGGGTAAGGTCCATCGGCAGCTTCAATGATCACTTCGTTAGATTCGTCTAACTTCGTTTTCATCAAATTCCATTCTCTCGGCTTGTCGCTCATTTATGCCTCTCTTGAGAATCTATCTCGTCGTCACACTCGCAGGTGTACAGCGTCTCCTCGGAGCCATCATTTAGCTCATACAGGCCGCAGATCGGGCACCTTTCGTTTCCAATCACTTAGCTTCCCCTTTAGAATATAAAAATGCTTTGCCTTCATGACGAGCCATAAGCCCGTTCTTTATTGTCGCGAGAAGGCGCATTGTGTTGCCGTGTTCGCGCTCGGCTTCCTTCGGATTGGAGTACGGCAATTCTTTGTGCGCCTTGAGCATCAGCATTTCGGTGCCCTCAATCTCACGAATAGCGAACTTGATGCCCATCTTGTACGCCTCTTGGCTCAAATAATGAACGGCATCCCTATTAGCCTCGGCAAGACGCTCTAACTCTTTGATGCTCTGTTCAAGTGCGGCCTCGCGGTGTGCCTTCATGGCCTCGTATCCGGTCACTTCTCAGCCTCCTGTGCGGGATCTAGCCGCGCCTCAATTTCAGCATATGCTTTGTCGTAACCCTTGCGATAAGCCGCCCAAATTGAAATGGCCTCTGGCTTAGGAATGCCAATGTCAGGGAATTTCATGCGAAATAGTCGCTCCAATGGAGATCGGTTTTCATCGAGCATTTGTTTCACAGCGTTGTATGCGGAATGCTCCGGAAACGGGTCCTCTATTAGGCGCGTGTGTCGAGTGCTCATCAAATCCATTCGGTCCTTAATCATTCCCTCTCCTCTCCAGATTCTGTGCGGGGATCTATTTTAATTATCGAAGCCGAAAACATATCTAACCTCGTCGTCGGGCGCTTCGTTCTCATTGGCGATATTTTCAAGTTCTTTGATCAGGTCATCCCAATAGTCGTAAATCACTTCTGGCTTTTTATATGCCTTCATTTCGGCGAGCGTGAGCCAAGAGTGGGAATGGTCGCCTAGCCAGAAACTGCTATCGTCACCGAGATATGCGTCTTTAACGTCAATTTCTGAGTTGATACCGACTAAGAACTTATGGTCGCCGTCAATCTCGTGCCCTAGGTCCTCGGGTAGTCCGCGAGGTTCGGCCACGGGCTTGATCTTGTCTCCATTGCGAACGCCAGCGAGCATGGCAAAGGTATTGTAGCACCGAGGCGAACCGACGGGATCAAGTGTGACGGTTTTCCATTTCTTGTCTCGTTTTATTTGAACTAGGTCATGAATGTCGCAACCCATTTAGCCATTCTCCTTTTTAGATTCTTGATCGGAGGCTAATTGCTCGGCCAAACGCTGAGTTTCAAATTTCACATAGGCCATGTCTTTGTAGGTCTCGTATGCCGAAGGCGTGAACGGATACTCCGCACGCCAATGTCCAGGCAATGCGTCTCCGCTATGCGCGCAGTCGAAACCAAGCCACCACGTTTTATCTTCCGGATCGTCGCTCATGTGACAAATGACGCCGCCGCATTGATCTGAAAAAGTTAGTCCGCCATGCACATCTAGATCTGGAAAAATAGCGGGCGTCTTATACTCGTTTTTTTCGCAGCACCATTCTCCGCTCTGCACATCGTTATAATTTTTCCCAAAGGCTTTGTGGTCTGGCTTCACGCCAACATAGCCGCACCAGTTTAGCGAGCTGCCGTGGCGCACGAGCATGCAATCAAGTCCCGCATGCGACCAGTTGAACCGATTAGGCTCATCGTCCCAAGGACCTCGGAAGCCCCTCGCGCGAATTTCAGCCTTAGCGTTCTCGCATTTGTCGTGATGTTCTTTAATTGCTTCGGGTGTCATTACTTTTCTCCTTTAGATTCGCGTGAAGAATCTGTAACTTCTAAGTCGTCCCCGTAGTCATACCCAGGACACGTGCATCCAGGGATAAGACAAAATTGGCAGCAATGATAATTATGCAAGGCCGTGGAGTGTCCACAGTCCCGGCAGGCCCTGCGCGATTCAATAAACTTTACTTCCTCAGGCTTAAGTTCCATCACTTCTCCCCAGATTCTGCGTGAGAATCTCGACCACATTTAAAATCAATATAGGATTCGGAAAATTGGCGTCCATTGCAAATCATGTTCATTATCCCCAACCTGTTCCACTAACCACATTTTTGCGATGGTCATTTTCCACCTTCCCCTCATGGATCTTCCATTTCAATTTCTTGGACCTTTCCTTTTTCTATTTTGTATAAACAAAAAGGATTTTCGTTTTTATACACCCCATCATGCATAGGGATACGTTTGTTCGTGATCGAATCTAGTCTATAAATAACTGAAGAATGAGAAATAAACATAATCCCACAGATCGCTATTGTTAGCACTATTTCGCTCCTTGGTTAATGTACATAATAAATATGGGTCCGAAGCCCCTGACTCTACCAGTTCTGCATAATTGCGGAAGCGGAGTGAAGAAAGCGTCATGGGCTTCGGTCCATGGCATTTTGAATAGCTCTCTGAAAGATCGGCGTGAGCTTAGATTTATAGCCTCCGCTCAACACCTTTTGTGCCAAACTCTCCGAAATGCCTGCTTGCATAAGTGCATCAAGCGCTTCCTTATATCCAATACGTTTTCTCCAAGCCAGTAAATTTTTCATATTTATTTGCCCCATATAGAAACAGGCTAAACTATTTGTTGCATTTATGCAAGGCGAGTTTTATACTGGTTCTGTAGCTGGGTTTCCCGCGTCAAGCTTTTCGGAGCGTCAAACCGGTTGGGGCAACCTGTCAAACCTGGCTATCCTTAGGGAGGGTAAATGAAGCTCATTTGGCTTTGCCTGTTTTTGGTAGGCTGTGCGCCTCATAAAAAGACAGTTAATATTGGATCCGATTTCAAGCCCTACTATGAATCGTTTATTGCTGAATCCATAAAGCAGGGAAGGCCCGTCGATGTCAGTGATTTGATTATAGAGTGGGGAACGATCGGCGACACTCCTGACAATGCAATTTGTAGCACGGCGCCTGATGAAACTCCCACGATTATCGTCAATGAACAGATGGCAACTTATTTCTACAATGACACTGTTTTTGCGGAGGCTTTGATTTATCACGAAATGGGTCATTGCATGTTAGCGCGCGGACACCTTGTCCAGACGTGGACTCCGGACGGAGGGCCTCCACTTCAAATTTCGATTATGTATCCGGGACTGCCAAATCTCGATTTCTATGGCCAATATCACGATCATTATATGACTGAATTATTTCACGGAGGTAATCAATGAATCACGCCGGTAAATTCAAATGCACAATTGAACATTACAACGGCTACCCTGCGGTGCGCTCGTCGCTCATCAAAATTTTGATTCAAAAGAGTCCTGCGCACTATAAATATGCGCTCGACAATCCAACCGAGCCAACTTCTGCAATGAAGCTGGGGTCGGCAATTCACGCGGCGGTTCTTGAGCCGAAACTATTTAAGGAAAAATATGTGGTTGAGCCCATTTTTGAAGGGGTCACGGCAAAAGGCGAACCCACCACGAGTCGCAATGCCAAGGATGTAAAAGACAAGTACGATCGATGGCATTTTGAGCAACGAAATAAGGGAAATAGCGTCGTCACAATGGATGAACACTCCCAAATCGATGGCATCTTGAAGAGTTTAAGCAAGCATGAACGGGCTTGTCAGCTGATGTCTGATGGTCATGCGGAGGAATCATTTGTCTGGAAAGATCCTGAGACGGGGCTTTGGTGCAAAAGCCGCCCAGATTTTTATCGCAACGGCAAAACCATCGTGCAATTTAAGACTTCCGAGGACGTTCGTCCCGTTCCGTTTAAGCGAGATATTGTGAAATTTGGCTACCACATCGGCTCCGCCATGGAGATGGATGCACTAACCGCCGTTCTAGGCACGGCGTTCGATGAATACGTCATAATTGCAGCCGAAAAAAATCCGCCCTATGCAATCCGCTGTATCCAGCTCGGAGAGCGAACCTTGCAAGAAGGTCAGGAGCTTTTTTACAAAGGCCTTAAGACTTTGAAGAAATGCGAAGACACGGGCATTTTTCCGGCTTATGAGGATGAAATTGTTTATATCGACATAAACGAATGGGATTTTGTGAAAGGTGAAGAATGAGCAAGGAATTGATAGCACAGAACAAGATTGGGGCCCTAGAAAAGATTCTCGCGCATGGCGATTTATCGCCGATGGATCAAGAGCAGCGCCTTACTTACATGAAAACGGTTTGTAAGACTCTCGGCATTTCGATGCTCGGCAAACCGTTTGATTTTATCAAACTAAACGGAAAGCTCGTTATGTATGCGAACGCATCTTGCGCGGCTCAGTTGAGGGCTCTCCATAATATTTCATTGAAAGTGATAAGCAAGGAGCGCGTTGACGGTCTTTATGTGGTTACTGTTGACGCCGTCACGGGAAAGGGCCGCACTGACTCCGCGATCGGTGCGATTAACATCAAGGGTCTTCATGGCCAGGCATTGGCTGACGCACTGATGAAATGCGAGACCAAGGCGAAACGCAGAGCGACGCTATCGCTCTGTGGCCTGAACATGTTGGATGAGATATCTGCGAAGGACGTTGCCGAGAGAGAAGCGAAAGTGGCTAAAGAGGTTGCTATCGAATCAACGTCTCAAAAATTGGATCAAACGGTGGGGAAACCGGACTTCGAAACTGAACGTCCGGCCCAATCCATCGAGCCGGACGCCCCCCCTGATGATGCACCACCCTTAGAGTATACCCTAAAGTCTATGAAGGGTGCTAAGGGAAAGCGTCTCTCTCAAGTGCCGCTTAAAAACCTCGTCAAATTCATGCAGTATTTCAATGAAGCAATGGAGAGGGGCACGCCCATGCATCCCGACGTCCAGGACGATGCTTTCCATATTTCGGCTTTTCTCACAGAGGCCGCTACGGCTCAACCACAGGTGCCCAATGAGTAAATTTGTCGAGGTATTGAAACGCGCGCAATCGCCATCAGGCGATCTGTTTGTGCCAAAGCATCTGGCTGACCAACTGTTTACATACATTGAGATTACCGAGAATCAAGTCAAAATGGGCGAGGAGGCGATTGAACTTCTTAAGGAGATCATGAAACGAGTCCAGGAAATCGAATCTGGCAACACGACCTCGTTCACGGACTTTGTGCGAAGAATCATCTTGCGGCCGCGGGGCTTCAAAGGTCCTTTATGATTTGCAAAATACAATATAGAATCCATGATATGGCGGCGCGCCGTGAAGATTGTGATCTTTGGCTTGTGCTCACTGATCCTCAGTGCGCGCGCGAGTTTATCGCCAAATTTGACTGGAATTGCCCGCCGGAATTTATTCCAGATCATGTTATCGTGAACGACGGAGAGCCTGAAGCGCGCAAGATTCTGTTTAAGAACATGACAGATGAGGACGCCGTGGTTGCTGCGGCTGAAATCTTGAGAGCCGTACAGATTCCGCAAGAGATGCGCGAAAAGCAAATCCATGAGGATCTTGGCGAGATTCATTAAATGTCTTCGGGATACAATGACAGTAGTCTTCTCTCTGCTGAGTTTCAACTATATCTTCAAACTGACTCAGCGCAAAAATCTAAGCGATCTGCTAACGGGGATGCCTATTTTCTAGGCGTGGCGCTCTACTTCTTCAACGAAGTCCAAAAGGTGTTTCACGTGGAACAAATACGTCTAGAGCATCTTCAGTTGCTTCAGTTGTGGCTCGCGAATGAGCAAAAAATAGGCTCAAAGATCAAGGCCCCATGGGGAGACACCACGATTGAGTATTATTGCAGGGTGTTAAAGAAGTTCTTCCGCAAGATGCATGACACCGACCGCCTCGCAAAGAACCCATGCAGGCTTTGGAAAATCCCAAAAGGAACGGGCAAGGAACGCCAGCCCATGACGGAGACGCAGTTTAAGCAGCTCCACGCAGCCGCTCCCGAATGGTTCAAGCCAATTGCCATGTTCGTCTGGCTTACAGGATCAAGGGGCGCCTCGGTGGCAATGCTAACTTGGGCCGATGTGAATTTTGAAACCAAGCAAATGATGCTCAAGTCCCGCAAGGGCGGATTAAAGAAAATGAAAATCATTCCCATTTATCTTTATGACGAACTTTTTGATTTTCTCCGCATCGAATTTGAGAAAGCTCAATTCGTTCAAAGCAATCCTGTGTTTTGGGGGCCCGAGGGAACTGCGGTAACGGCACAAGAGATCTCAAGTGAGGGCTCCAAACTCATTCGTAAAGTACTTAAGTTGCCCACAGATGTAGTTTTTTATTCGATACGTCACGCTATGGGCAGAGATCTCGCCGAAAATGGTACGTCTCTAGAAACCGCACGCCAGGCGCTCGGCCACAGCACAGTGAATCAAACTTCACATTACTCCAAGAAAATCGCGTCTAAAACTGTTGGTGATGCTTTGAGTAAGATTCGTGGAAAGGCTAAACCCAAGGGGCCGGGCAATGATGGTTGACTGAGGCCCCTTGGGTTTGTACGAATGAGTTTGTGAAAACATCGTACTCAGCCGCTGGGCAAACATTCCTAGATTTCCCAGCAGTTGTCAACAGGGGGAATCAATCATGGCAAATAAAACCGTTTACAAAATCGTGCTTATTGATTGGGAAAAATATAATCCTGATCCTAAAAAATTTTATCGTCGCGCTAATATAGATTTCAATTTTCTATGTAACCCGAAAGTCCGCCAACTCACTCCCTGTGGTACATTGTTATATCTAAGTCTGTTGCTTGTCGCTGCAGAGTCACAACGTTCTCATATTGAAGTCAGTCACGAATCAATCGTGTTTCAATCGAGAGTCAAGTCAGGGTCAGTTCAAAGTCAGCTCGCTCAGCTCGAGTCATTACAATTAGTTAAGCTGGGCACGAAACTTGCTCTTAAGAAGAGAAGAATAGAAAAGAAGAATAGAATAGAAGGGCCGCTCGAAAAATTGCCGACCGCTAAAGCGGCGGCCCCGCAAATAATTCCTGTTTATTGTTTCCTCTGGAAGGAGCGCTATGGAACTAATCCACCGATTAACGGGCGTGCAGCTGGGCAACTGACTCGCCTCGTAAAAGATTTTGGCTATGAGAGAACTTCAAAAATACTCGAAGCTTACCTCCAGATGCCTGACCCCTGGTTCGTCACTAAACGCCACGATGTTTCAACGCTCTTGACGAACCTCAATGCGGTGGTGCAGTTTCTCGACACGGGGAAGATGGTAACGAAAGCGCATTTGAATAAAATCAACGAACAGCTGGATGAAAAGTTGGGACCTAAACCTAAAGGCATTGAAGAAATTCTGAAGGAAAAGGCCGCTCGCGAGAACAAGGATTTGACCGTATGAACTTTCAAGATTTTGATTCACAATTTGTACGCCTCAGGCAGGCCTATGGCGAACGCTATTTTACTATCCAGCACTCAGAAATAATCTGGCGATATGTTGGCGAATTGTCCCTTGGAGAATTCTCGGATGTTGTTGAAAATTTCATTGCAGAATCTCATAAGGCCCCAACTCCGTCCCAATTTTCTGAAGCCGTAAAAATATATCGAAAATCTAAAAAACCTTATGCTTTAGGGGAGCTTCAGCCGAATCCGTTCTGTCGCGATTGTGGCGACTCGGGATTCATTCGCTTAAAGCGCATTGTCGGATTTGAACCCTGGGCAAAGTTCGAGACAGGGAGCGCGCCTTGCCATTGCAATCGTGGTAAAATGGCAATTGAAGCAGCCTTAAAGATCAAGGGATCACCCATTGATCTGGGGACACAATTCAACGATTGCTGGGCCACAAGCTATAAAATAATTCAGTTTACGGATATGCCTGATTTTGAACCCGCTATCAATCCTTCGGATAGCGAACACGCCGGCCCCCGCTCCTAGCGCTGTAAGTCATTTAGACAATATAAAATTTATTTAAGTTCTCGGGGCAGTTGCCGAAGAAGCAGGCACACGGCCCTTCGCGCACTATTCATTAGTCCAGGGCCATACCTCTAGTGAAGGGATGTCTGTGCCTGGTATTTGGAAACCTACGCGCCAAAAGAAAAAAGCCGCATCGCAATTTCGTGAGCCAAAAGAAATTCAAACCGATCTCGGTAATGCCTACTTCACAATGGGCCAAATGCAATTTGGCATCGAGAAACTAAAACTCGAGATCAATAAGCAAGCGGTGGTGATCCATAATCTCGAAGCCGAACTAAAAACCTCGGAAGAATTCTATAGCGAGGAAACAGATGTTTCGCTCCAAGCTTAAATTCAAACCGCTTCCGATGAACATTCCCGAGTGGGAAGCATGGCGAGATCGCATCATTGATGCAGCTCAATTACCGACCAAGAATCGCGAGACGCAAGAGTTTGCACTTGCAGGCATGATTCTTCAAACCCCACCACATGAGTTCATGCGTCCCGATGAATATTATATCAACCTTCTCCGCAAAGCCGCTTCCGATCAAGTAGCCCTGCAAGTGATGGAAGACTTGAAAGCCGCCCGTTCGAAACGTGTGGCCGATGAGAAAGCGAATTAAATGCGGACACACAAAACTAAATGAGACCTGCGCAGAGTGCGCAGAGCTTTTGCATCACTGGAACTCTAGGCTAGAGGATCAGGGCCTTGGAGAGATCGAGCAAACGCCCGAGAGACACAGACTCAATGAGCAAAACGCGAACACGGAATATCAAGCAACTCGATCAGAATATTACGATCGAATTAATTCTTCTTTTATCACTGAAAAGTTTGAGAACAGAGTCCACAAATTCATCATGGGTGAAGTCCGCAAAGGACAAAAGATCGTCAAGATTATTGAATCTTTGGCTAAGCGAGGACAATCCATCCATCGCGAGACGGTTCGTTATGTGATCAGGCGCTATGAGCATAAATGGGGAATCAGGCAATGGACACCGAAACAAATGCACATCAAGACTCCTACAAAGTCCTTAACCTTTCGAGTGAGGAAGCGCTCGGGCGATATCGCGGCCTGATCTTCTCGAAGTATCTTCGTTCGTTGAAGTCTGGAAGCTATTACTTCCGCATGTGTGACTCGGTATCTTTCTTCCAGAACTACCATATTTATTTCGAAAATTTGCTCAAGCGCCCAGGCATCAAATTTCACATAGCTGTTTTATCAGACAATGAAGACGTGGTTCTTGGGTGGGCCGTGAAAGAAGGCCACACGCTCCATTACGTTTTCGTTAGTCCCGAGCAATGTAGACAGGGCATTGCCCGGACCTTGTGCGGGGTATTCACTGAGGTCACGCAAATGACTGAGGCCGGTGCTAAGATTTGGAAGAAGATGAAACACGTTAAAGTCGATTACTGGGGGTAGAGATGAAAATCAAATTTGTGGCACTCCATGCGCCGTTATTTCACGCTGGCAAAAACTTTACTGACAAGATCTACAGCCATCAACTTGAGATGATCTTCCATGAGAAGATGGGAAAACTTCTTGTGAAGCATCAAGGTATTGTCGGAATCATTCCTCAGAGCAGCATTGGCAATATGGTTCCGGAAGATCAAGAAGAGTTATTAAAACACTTCCCGGAAAAACCTGGCTTGTCGACTGCCCCTATCGTTCACACGCATCATCCAATGGTTGCGGATATTGGCAAAGCGCAGGTCGAAGATCCGACGACACGGGTCCAGAATCCGAGAATCGATATTAAGCGATGAGAGACGAGTGGAAGCTTAAAGGCGGTTGGCGGATTAAGCCGAAGTTATCCCGTGACCCGGAATACGCACGCTATGTTGAGCGCATGGCTAAGCAAGTTCGCGCCGAAAACCCAGAACTATACAGTCGCCCGAAGCCGGTCAAGCCTGAGGGAATGAGCCAGGAAGACTGGATTTATTCGATGCAGGCTAAGTCTACTCAAGAGATCATCACAAAGCAGAAGGATCCGGATTACAAGCGCGATTGGACAGAGCCGCTCCCTGAGAACGTGCTAGCGAATCCGAACGCGAAGACCAAAGGAGAACTCGTTGGCAAGCGCGCGGTGACTCTCGAGGAAGTATCTCACGTTGAAGCTATTCGCCGTCGGTCGAAAAATACTCGCGGGCAGTCAGACAAATCAAGCGTCTCAAAAGAATCCAAGGTGCGCGCTATGGATCATTTCCTTCACCACCCCGGAGTGCCAGAGAATTTATTGAGTGACGATGAGATCATTGCGGCGAAAGACATTCCAACTCCCGTGAAGGGAAAGCCCGCATCGCTTCAGCCTAATGATTGGCGCGAGGTCGGCGTGATGAAAGCCATCTACAATTTCTGCACCGGAAAGAAAGTGAGATACCGAAAATGAATGCCGGACAATTATTACAGTCTTTGAGTGCCTATGAAGATTTTAAGATGGAGAAAAAGCAAGACGGCATTCACGTTCATGCGGGTGGGAGTGTTTATATCTGGGGCGGCTGGCTTCATGCTGAAGAGGCGATGTTTGAGGCTTGGGTTTATCTTCGTGCGCATGAAATAGCGAAACAGAAAGAGACAAAATGACAGAGCTAGATTTTTTGCTTTCGCTTTTGCTTGAGCACAAAATTCCCAAGAATACACAACTCGCAATCAAAGAACGAATCGCAATTATTCAAACGCAGATTCCTACCAGGAATCTAATTCCAAACGCACATCAGGCGCCGAACCAGCAACCTAACTTCACCGTGATTAGCGGCGTGCAGCAATCGCCATCCATGGCGGCGAAGGTAGCGGCGATGGAGGCCGAACGCCAAGGCCTTCCGGCTCATTCTGAGACGCCTCCCAGTGGTCAGCACCTCTCAGTAGCCCCCTTGCCGATTCCGCAGCCTGTAGCCAGTTCGGGAGCGGCACAACAGGCTCTCAATCTGAGACAACAACTGATCAACGGAGCGTTAGGCGAATCAGGCGGCAACTTCGAAAAGGGCCGCAAAGCAGCGCGCAAGTTCTAAAATCGCCATTTCGGACCCTATTGTAAGACTAAAGTAGTCACAAATAGTCAGCGAGACACAAAATGAGACACGGCGGACGCCAAAAAGGCACTCCGAACAAATCGACGCAGAGTCTATTCGAAATCTGCGAGAAGCATGGCCTCAACGTCTTTGAGTCTATGGCCAAAATGGCGACCGAAGATAAGCTGGATCCTGATGTGAAATTCGCCAGGCTCGAAGCGCTCGCACAGTATCTATATCCAAAGCGCAAAGCTGTGGAAATCCCTGCTGAAGGCCTTACCTTCGTGATCAAGGACTACACAACTGGGTCAGATTGACATAAGTCTTCAGCCCAAGCAGAAGCAATTCCTTAAAACCATTGAGAAAACGCCCATTACATTCTTTGGCGGCGCTAAGGGTGGGGGCAAGTCTAAAGCCCTCCAGCTCATTCAGATCATTCGCCGCATCCAGCAACCGAAATCTGTTGGCGCGATCTTTCGCCGCACATACCCTGAGCTTGAAGGGAATCACATACAGCCGATCTTTACGGCATTCCCGCAACTCAGGGGGTTCTATAATGAGTCAAAGCGAACGATTCGATTTCCCAACGGTTCCCTACTCCACTTTTGCCATTGCGAAAGCGAGAGGGATTTGGGGCTTTATCAAGGCCGCGAGTTTCATGACCTTTCAATTGATGAAGCAGGTCAGTGGACTGAGTCTATGTTCAAGACCTTACTCGGATCGAATCGCTCGGGCACATCCGGTGTTATCCCTCGCTGCTACCTCACCGGTAATCCAGGTGGAGTGGGCCACGGATGGCTTAAACGTCTATTTGTTGAAAGACGGTTCAATGAGAGAGAGAGGCCAGAAGATTATGCTTTCATTCAGGCTTTGGTGGCTGACAATCAGGCTCTTATGGCAAATGACCCGGCCTATGTGCACCGTCTCAATTCGGAACCAAACGAAGCGCTAAGAAAGGCATATTTATATGGCGACTGGGACATCTTCGCAGGACAATTCTTCCAAGAAATTCAGCGGTCAGTACATTTCATCAAACCTTTCGCGATTCCCCCACACTGGAACAAATTCGGGTCGTATGACTTCGGATTTAACCATCCAGCCGCATTCGGATGGTTCGCTAACGATGAAGATGGAAATACATATCTCTACCGCGAGCTCATTCGCGCAGGTCTCAGAGTTGATCAGTACGCAAAAGAGCTTAAAAAGTTTGCGGATACCGGAGATCTTTACCCGATCGTTGCAGGACATGATTGCTGGACTAAAAAGTCAGTCCTTAGAGACGACGCTCAACCTCCAACTGTGGCTGAAGAATTCGCAAAACAAGACATCGTCCTCAAAAAAGCCACGATAGACAGGGTTCAAGGCGCCTCTCAGTTGCGCAGTTACTTAGCCTGGCGCGATCGTCCTAATAACAAGCCACGCTTCTATATATTTGATACCTGCCCAATCAGTTACGATTGCATCTCGCGCATGATATTTGATCCTGATCATCCTGAAGACGTCTTGAAAGTAGACGCCTCAGAGGGCGATCCAATGACTGGCGATGATCCTTACGACATGGTTCGCTACGGCTTGATGTCTAGACCTTTGAGTACTCTGCGTTGATACCACTGCTT